TATAATATATATATTATTTTTTTTATATAATAGTCTAAAATTAAATTGAAATCAAATTTTTGAAAATGATATTTATAATGTTAAAAATAAAAGTGATATTATAGTAAAAATTATTTTAATTTAAATATTTATAAAGATAAAGTAGGTATTTTAATACATATATCATAAGCTTTATTAAAACCATATTCTGGATCTGTATCTAATTTAAATAATTTTAATATATTTTTACTAATTTCACCAGCGAAAAGACCAAAATCCCCTAATTTATATCCCCAAAATTTTGAATTTTCAGTTTCAGGAAAAGGTTGATAACATAAACATTTATCGTACATAAATTTTTTTGTGTTATATAAAAAAGTACATTTTGTTAAAAATGAATCCCAATCATCAATATCTGTTTGTTTATATGATAATGCGTATTTCATAAATTCATTTGAGTAAATTACAGCATGGGAACCTCCTCCAATAAAAAGTTGTCTATGATTATCACAAGATGTTGATGAAATAAAAGGTATAACTCCCAAATAATATAACCATCTTTCATTTTGTTTGGTTTTGGATTTTATAAAATTAGTTATGTCATTTGTAACAGATTTATCTAATAATTTTTCATCACAAATAAAATCATCTTCAAAAATTAAAACACTTTTATAATTATTATTAGAGGCATGTTTAAAACATGTTAAAAAAGCATCCACTAAATCTAAAGGTGGTTTATCAATATATTTTTGTTTTAAACCACTTTTAAAACCCTTATTATGAAGAATAAAAATTTTATGTGTTGTTTTAAATTGGTTAATCTGTTTTAAAATATTTTCATATCTGCCATTTCCTTCCAAATGAATAACATAAGTAGCATTAATAACATCATTATTAAATAAACTAGAATCATTTTCTATTAATTCAAATTGATATGCTTTATCATTTATTGTATACATTTATATAATATATATATTATTTTTTTTATATAATAGTCTAAAATTCAATTGAAATTAGATTGTCATCAACTGTATTAACTACATGTATATGTAAAATAATATTTGCTAAATCAAAATTACGAAAATTTAATAGTTGTTCCATAGCGAAATTTTCATGTGAATTAATAACTTTTGAATTTTTATCAAGTCTCCAAAAACAATTTTGTAAATCTAATTCTTGACAATAATTTGTTACTTGTATATTATTATTAGTGTGTTTAATTCCAAAACAGTTGTAAGTATATGCTCTAATATTTTCACCATTAACATAATTGTTTAACATATAACCACCTAAACAATATCCTAAATATAATTTTTGATAGTCATTATATTTTTGATTAATAATATTAACTGTTTTTTTTACTCTATCTGAATATTCATCAAATAAATTTTTACATTTTAAAAAATCTAAACTTTCAAAATAATTAGAATATTCCATACCAACTCCATCTAAATAAACAATTAATTTTTTATTATTTTTATTATAATAAACTACAATATATGTATTATTCATTGATAAATCTAAATCGCATATATAACCATTTTCTATTAAAAACCTATAGTTAAAAATGTCTTTTTTATCATAATTTTCATGACTCCAAACATTTAGAAATTTCATTAATTTTATAATAAATATATTTAATTTATTATCCATAATGTATATTATAAAATTATATTATATAATTTTATTGAATATTTTTATATAATATATATATATGTCAAATATTCATCTTGTAACTATAGCTACAAAGCCAGGTGGTTATTTAAAATGGTTAGAACAATCTTGTAAAAGAAATGGCACAAAATTAACAATTTTAGGAATGGGATCAGAATGGAAAGGATATATTACTAAATGTATTTTAGTAAAAGAATTTATAGAAAATCTTCCAGAAGATGATATAGTTTGTATTATAGACGCATATGATGTGTTAATGATACAACATGTAGAAATTTTAAAAGATAAATTTATAAAACATACTGAAAATACAAATTATAAATTAATATGTGCTGTTGATATAATATCACCAAACATTGGTACTAAATGGTATTATGGTAGTGAGGAAAATATAATAATAAATGCTGGTACATATATAGGGTTTGCTGGATTTATCAAAAACATGTATAAAAAAATGATAGAATTGTATAATTTAAATAAAGTATTTTCGGATGACCAATTTTTATTAAATAAATTTTATAAAAATCATAAAAATGAAATATTTATAGATACAAATAAAAAATTTTTTTATTGTGAATCTTTACATCATATTATTCATATTAAACAAAAAAAAGATGATTATGTTTTTTTACATCGTCCTGGAAATTATGAAATGATATCAGCATTAATACAATATAATTATAAGTTTGATATAAATGAATTAATTAAATTAGGTATAAATGAAATAGACCTACTTTCTAAAAAAGGGATTGGACATATATTTCACACATTAGAACGCAGTAAAGTAGAAGAAAATAAATATGAAAAAGAAATGGAAGATTTTTAAAGTATTTTAATTATTTTAATTATGTGTAAAAAAAAATACATAATTAAAAAGTTACAAAATAATAATTTAAGCTTCTACCTTCTTCTTGATAATCTTCTTCTTAGGTTTAACTTCTTCAACAACAGTTTCTTCAACTTTGACAGGAACAACTTCTTCAACTTTGACAGGAACAACTTCTTCAACTTCTTCTTCATCATCAGAATCAGCAACAATAGTTACACAAGCTCCTTCTGGATCTACTTCTTCTTCAGGTTTTGGTAATGATTTCATCTTTTGAACATCAGTTGCCTTTGGTCTAAGGAAACAAGTACCTTCCATACTTTGTTTTGGTTTTTGAACAATCGCTTGTTTTAAATTCCATGTAATAGAAATTTTACCATTTACGAACCATAATCCACCACATTGTAATAAACAAATGACATGTGTTTTTGGTTTTAAGAATTCAAGTGGATTAAGATGAGTATTAGTCTTGCCATTAATATAAAGTGGTTCGCCATCTTCGTCATAAATTTCAGACTTCCAAACACCAGACCATTGAGGAATTTTAACTGTTAAAGTAGGTGCTTTAGATTCATCAACTTCAGCACTTCCTTTTGCCTTCTTTGGATGTCTTAACATAACATTGAATTTCTCATCAATAACTTCAGCACTTTTAATTTCTTTACCAAACCATTCTTTAGAATAAGTCATAGCATCAGCTTTAATTTTTGCTTCAAGATTTCTTAAAGATTTTAAGAAAGCTTCAGCGTCTGGATTACTATATTCAGAGCTTGGAAATTGTAAAGACATAGTAAATTTACCAGTAGGTTTTCCAGTTCCTTGTTCTAAGCCCTCTTGAGCACCCCAAGTTAAAATAAGAGGAGTAGATAATGTAAGAGATTCTTTAAAATTTTTATTATATAAATTTACTACTTTTCCTCCTGAAGCATGAGCTTTAGGAGCAGAGTAAGATAAAACATTAACATCAATATTAGTACCGTCAACGATAAAGTCTGTCATTGTGATTGTATACTATAAATACATAGGCTATCTTTAAATCAATTTTTTTTTTAATTAAAAATAGTTTTGAAAATTTGATTTAGATGTAAATAGATAACATTATTAAATTATACTTTAAAATATATTTAAAAAAGAATACAAAAAGAATTTTATATATAATTTATATAATGGATGAAAATGAAAAAAATGGAAAAAATGATAAAATAATTATTAAAAATGATTTAAATACAAGTGATTATTTTACATTTTTATGCGAAAAGATTTCAAAATTTTTACAACCTTCAAAGAAAATGGAAAAAATAGATAATGATGTATCATATATTCCAAAATTTAATGAATCCGAATATTTATTAAGATATAATTATAATGTTCAACAATTAAAAGTATTTGCTAAAAAATATAAATTAAAGGTTACAGGAAATAAGAAACAATTAGTTGAAAGAATTTATTCATTTTTATATTTATCAAACACAATAGTAAAAATTCAAAAAGTAATAAGAGGATATATCCAACGTAAGTATATAAAATATCATGGACCTGCGTTTAAAAATAGAAAACTGTGTAGTAATACATTTGATTTTTTATCAATGGATAATATTTCAGAAATACCAAATGAACAATTCTTTAGTTTTAAGGATGAAGATGGTTTTATTTATGGGTTTGATATATTATCAATACATAATTTAATATATAAATGTAATGGAGCTATCAAAAATCCATTTAATACAAAAGCAATTAGTTCAAAAGTTATAGAAGATCTTAGAACATTGATACGCCTAAGTAGATTATTCAAAATAAATATTAATACAGTAATAAATGATATAACAAAAGAGGTATCTACAAAAAAATCAATTGAATTAAGAGCTCTAACATTGTTTCAAAATATAGATTCTTTAGGAAATTATTCAAATTCACAATGGTTTTTATCATTGAATAGAAATCAAATAATTAAATTTTTAAGAGAATTAATAGATATATGGTCATATAGAGCTCCTTTAACAGTAGAAACTAAAAGATCAATTTGTCCTCCTTTAGGAAATCCATTTGTAAGAATTCCAAGTTTTAATACTTTACAAACAATGGACAATTTTGAAGATGTTCGTAAATACATATTAGATGTAATAGATAAATTTGTAAATACTGGAATAGATAAAGATAATAAATGTTTAGGTGCGTATTATGTATTAGGTGCTCTTACTTTAGTAAATAATGATGCCGCTACATCATTGCCATGGTTATATCAAGCGGTATGCTATATGTAAGTAGGATAGTAAAAATATAAAAATATAAAATTATATATTTTTTGATAATTTTCTTTAAAAAACTTTAGACCATATACAATAAGAAATAATATATTTAATGGTAAAAACTATTTAAAAAGATACTATAGTAGTATAGTATAATAGAATGCCAAGAATAAGCAAATCTAAGACTGAGGTCCAAGAGACCACCACTGCTCCTGTTGTTGACACTGCTCCAAAGAAGGTAAAGGCTGTTAAGGCCGTTAAGCCTGAAGTTCCTGTTGAACAAGAACAAGTTAATACTGAATCACTAGAGGTTCCGGTAGAATCAGATGTTGTTGATCTTTCAGCTCAATCAACTGAATTTTTAGCAAAGTTGAACCAGTTAGGTGGACTTCTTGCTTCCCTAAAGACAGAATACAGATCATTAGAGAAGAAGTGGACTCGTGAGCTTAAGACTGCTCAAAAGAGTCAAGCTAAGCGCAAGAGAAAGTCAGGAAATCGTGCTCCATCAGGATTTGTCAAGCCAACAAAGATCTCTGATGAGCTTGCCAAGTTTCTAGAGAAACCAGTAGGAACTGAGATGGCAAGAACTGATGTAACTCGTGAGATTAATAAGTACATTCGTAGTCATAATTTACAAGATAAGGAAAATGGTCGTAAGATCAATCCAGATTCTAAGCTTCAAACACTTCTAAAGTTGAAGAAGACTGATGAACTAACATACTTCAATCTTCAAAAGTACATGTCACCACATTTCGCAAAGGCACCAAAGGAGGTTGTCGTTACAGCTTAGAAAAAAGAAAATTTAAAAAAATAAAAAAATTTTTGAAGCTTTGTTAGCTCAGTAGGTAGAGCGTGAGGCTGTTAACCTCAAGGTCATAGGTTCAATCCCTATATAAAGCGTTTTATTAAATATTAAATATATTTAATAAAATAGTAAAAATAGTAAATTAAAGTTTAGGAGTTTACACTTTTTATAAGGATTGAATAAAAATTTAATTCTTAGAGTTTTTTTTGCGTTAAAATATGAAATTTATTATTTTCTTATTTTAATTTATAATGTGTAACGGTTGTGCAGGAGATCCTAATTTATTGAAAGATTCTTATAGTAAGGAAACTGTTTCTGGTTTTGATAAAACTGTAGTTGGATCAGGAACAATAGACTTAGAAAATAATATTATTGCTAGTGTTGATATCAGAAATGGGGATTCTAATATTAAAGGTCCTAATATAAATGGTCATTTAAAACTGTTTAGAAATGGTATAATTAAAGTCGTTTTATCAAATTTAAATCATAATAATAATAATTCAGTTAAGCTAATTCTAAAATTAAATTTCAACAATAATTTAGATATTCATCAGGAACTAATAATTTCAGCAGGTTCAAGATATCCTCAATCAATAACATTCTACTTTTGTCCTGAAACTGATATATCTGGAGTTTATTTGACTGATGACCAAATATTAGGTTTATTTCAAACTGATGATATAGAAACAGGTATTCAAGCTAAAAGGCGAGTTGGTAAAATTTTATCATTACCAATATTTCAATCTTGGTCTACTGATAAAAAAAATTCGGTTGCAAGAGCCATAGGATTAGGTGTAACAATTTCAGGTGCTGCCATAAAAAATATTAAAAATGCTATTACGCTTGGTTTAGAATAGAAAATAAAAAATATATTATTTATTTTTTACATATTATAAAAAATAAATATTTTCTTTTCTTTTCTTATATTATAAGAATGTCGTCTTCAAATAGTGTAAGTGTAACTTATACTTACAATAATAGTAGTAATACTGTATCAGGTAATTTCACACAAAATGGCGATGGTTATATAGCGAATTTAGCTGATCAAAATTTTCCTGCGGTTGAAACTGGTACTGATAATGTTATATTAATCGGTGGAATAATTATACAATTAACTACAGAATCAAATAATGATATAACTATTAATGAAGTTGCGTTTCTTCAACAAGATCTTGATCTTGACCCTTCTGACCCACTTCCCACAACATCTCCTGCAACTAATGTTACTTTTAATGTAAATATTAATAATAAAAAAATTAATTATACAGCTACATTTAGTTCAGTGTTATTAAATTCAATTTTACCGAAAGCTTATATTATGTATATGTATTCAAGTTCATTAAGTTCACAACAACAAGATTCGGTCTTTTCCCATGCTGCTCTAACAGCTGGAACCAATGCTGCTACTTTAACTACATCTTTTTTAAGAGTATTAGATCCTACTGGTTCAAATATTACTGATAAAGAAGCAGTAGAAATTGGAAAATCCGCTGGAAAAGCATTTTCACACACAGTATCTGCTACAGAATGGGCAGGTGATGCGTTAAATAGAATTGGTACTGCTATTGCTAAAAAATAAAAATATATTTATAATAATTTTTTTCTTTTCTTATATTATAAGAATGTCGTCTCCAAATTATGGTTATGTAAATATAACATATATTTACAATAATAGTAGTAATACCGTATCAGGTAATTTCACACAAAATGGCGATGGTTATATAGCGAACTTAGCTGATTCAAATTTTCCTTTATATTGCTTAACACCTGGGATATTGGTACAGGTAAAACTTGATAAAACTACTAATAAAATATACTCAGTTTTTCTGAATTTTAACATTGGATATTTATACCCTTCTTCACTTTCTTCACCTCCTATATCTAATGTTACAATTAAAGGAAAGGTAATTCAAAATAATATCCCAATACATTTTAATTATAATATGAAATTTCAGACTATAGAACAGGCATATATATTATATTCTTTTACACCTGAATCTCTACTTGAACCTATACCAGATTACTTTTCTCAAGCAGCTTTAAACCAAGTTGCTAAAACAAGAGGACTAACTAGTGCGTTATTAACAACATTAGATTTAGGAATAAATAATGGACAAAAAACTCAGATAGCCGGTGATGTTGGATTAATCGCAGGACATTTAGTATCAATTGGAGAATATATAAATAAAATAGATAATATTATTACTAAAAAAAATAAAAATTAATTTAGCGCGTTTAAATAAAAATATATTTATATAAATTTTTTTTCTTTTATATAAATATATATGTGTGGTTCTCCGAACAGCCAAATTACCGAGTTACTTGATATATCACAACTTTCTGGTGTTCAATCTGGTACTATTGTTACTGGTACATTTACTCTAAATGGTCAATCAAATCTGTCAGGTAAAATAGATTTAAGTAGTGGTTCAGACTATGTACCTGTTTGGGCATTAACGTCATCATCAACAAGTACTGCTGTTGGAGAAGGAATATGGTCAGTATTAGCCAATGGTTATATCAAATTAACAGGAAAGTTAACAACCGCAAAAACATTAGGACTTACAAATGGTACATATACAGGAACACTAACTAACGTCACTTTTACTCCAAGTGATGGTAATGCTGTTGTTTATGGTGGACAATTATTTTTTAAAGTAATAGAAAATCAAGTAGTTGGGTTAGCAATTCCTGATCCCGATGCGAGTAAATTATCAGATGATTTTTCTACAGAACCTGATGCTATACTTGGTAACGTATTAACTAGATCTTTAATAGCTAATGATAAAGCGAAAAAAGCAACCTTAGAAATTTTAAAATATTTAGATCCAGAAGATAAAATTTGGTCTAGAGATAGAAAAAATAAAGTAGCACTTCAAGTTGGAGCTATGGGTTATCATATTGACTCTGAATTATATAATATTACAAAAGCATTTGAAAGCGCTATTAAATTAGATGGTTCATTATATATCAATCCCAATTAAATGATAATTCACAAGATTAATAATTGTATTCAATCAATAAATATAAAATCTTCTTCTTTCATAATATTTTTAATATCATTGTGAATAATAGGTCCATTACAAATTTTAATATTTTTAAAAACTTCAATATTATAATTTAAATCTACATCAAACATATTATTAATTTTTTGTAGTATATCTTTATCAGATATATAATCTAAATTTTCATTTAACCAATCATAAAATTCTAAATTAGATTTAGAATTTTGATATTTACGAAAATACTTCAATGTTAAATGAAAATTGACTTTATCAACTTTTTCTGATCCATTAGCATTAATATTATAATCTGTTCCTGATAAAATACAAATCTCTTTAAATTCTTTTTGAGACATATTTAATTCTTCTAAAATACCTTTCATGTAATATAATACAGCTGTATGTCCAATTAAACTAAAATAACGAAGCACCCTTGTACAACCATATGCAAATAAATCCATATCTTCACTTAAACAAGCCCATACTTTTTTTTTAATAACTAATAAAGCGCATAAAACGTCTGCTTCCCCTGGAGCATCAAAATACGTAGCTCCATAAGCTCTAATTAATTTTTTAACTTTGTCAATTTTGTCTTTATTAATTTGAACAAATTGTTTTTTTAATTGTTCCATAGAAGAAAGAATATCTTGTTTTAAAGAATCTTCGCTATTTTGTAATTTATTTTTAAGATTATTATATTCTTCAATTGCTTCCTCTCTGTCTTCTTTTCTTTTAATTAATAAGGCCTTTTTTTCTAAAGGGGGTTTACCATCAAATATGAAAATTGGTGTAATATTATAATGTCTAAATATAGATAACATTACATACATGTTTTCAAGTAACGCATTTTCGGTTTCATATTTATATAAATATATGCTAGTATCTACAACAATACGCTTTCCTGATAAATCAGCAATATTGATACAACGGATAGATTGTTCACAATTATTACGCAAATACTGATTCAAATTTCGGATTCCCATGGTTTTTATAGTATGATTAAAATTTGATATCAATAAATGATATCAATTTTTTATTAAATTAGTTTACCGACGTTTTCTATACCTTTTTGTTCTCTTCTTGTTAGTATTACCTCGTTTGGATTTTTTAGATTTTTTTTTGTATTTTCTAGATTTTTTTCCACCTAAAAATGTTTGTACAGTTTTTCCTATGTCACGTGGTATAGCTGGCGGATCCTCTTTTGTTTCTGGTTCTTTCTCCAAAATAGTAGAAATATCAGAGTTTCTACCAGATTCCCATAATCCTTTAACAGATTCAATCCTGGATTTAAAATTTGGAGCATCAACCACAATTCTTCTTTGTAATAATTCTTGATTAGGATTATTATTGTATTTTTTTAATAAAACATTTAATATTTGATTATATTTTTTAAGAGTGTTCATATCTTGTAAATCTTTAAGAGTATCTACAATGTGAATTTGGGTATCTGACCTTTTCATAAACGTATCAAAATAGGTAAGAAGATAAATTTTATTATTTTTTTCTGCTACTAACAAAATCATCTGGTCAATTGATATTGTTAGTAATGACAGATTATTAATACCATCTTCATAATCATCAATTTGGCCATTATCATCCATCTTATCATAAATTGAACCATAATTTACGCCAAATGCTAAAACAGATAAAAAATTTGTTTTTTCCAAAGGATTATTTGCTATATATAATTGTTCAAGTTTTGATATGTATAATGGAAGCTTAGTTATTTTATTATTTTCGCAACTTAAAACGTTTAAATCCATATTTGCTACATCTGGTAACTCAGTTATTTCATTATTATCGCAACCTATATCTTCAATTTCATCAATATTATCAGGAAGCCGAGTTAGTTTGTTTCCATTACATTCCAACTTATTAATTCCTGTAACGCGAATATCAATACTAGAAACACCTAAATTATTTGCTATAATCATTTTACCATTTATAATATATTCACTATTAGCATCTATAATTAAATTTTGTTGATTTGCTTCCATAAAATAAGAATATAAAAAATAATAATAAAATAAAAAATAATAATAAAATAAAAAATTGAAATACTTTTTAAAACATAAAAGTTTATATAAATAATACTAACAAAAATGAAAACAAGAAGTCAAACACAACAACTTTATGAAGTAAACATAGATTTTGATGATGCTTCCAACTCATGGAAGCTAAATAAAAAATCTATGGGTAATGGTACATATAAATATATTTGTCCACAAATGAAAAAAGATGGATCCAAATGTGGCAAATCTTGTTATAAAAATAGTGATTTATGTTGGCAACATACTAATATGAGAAAAAGTATTTAAAGCCCTTTAAATTAAAACGTTAAATAATATGAGAAAAAGTATTTAAAGCCCTTTAAATTAAAACGTTAAATAATATGAGAAAAAGTATTTAAAGCCCTTTAAATTAAAATGTTAAATAATATTTTCCTTTACTCAAAAAAAGGTAAATAAAATAATAAATAAATAGCATAATATATAGAAATAGAATTGGTTAACCAACACCATAAAGATCTAATTGAATTATCTTTATAATAATAATAAATTGAAACTAATAAAGTAAAAATTCCCAAAAATAAAAAGAAATAATTTTTTATATAAAATACTGGATATAATATACAAAATAACCAAATTATTATAAAAATCCAAGATAAATATTTCATTGCTATAGACGATTTATTTTTTATAATTCCCCATTCCAAGTGTCCTAATGAACTAACAACAGATTGTAATTTTGTGGTTCTAAATAAACCTATTGAAAATGGGATTAAAAACGCAATATAAAAATATAAAATAATATTGCGTATCTTTTTATTGTCAATTAATAATAACGAAAAAACTGGTTGTAATAATGTTAAAAATATTACCAAAGTTGTAAATAATTGATTATAAAATAGATTATTTATATTTATCCAAATAAAATATTCTAAAAACTGTACAAATATAATGGATGACAAAAACACATAAATCCAAAAATTGTTTAATTCTTTTATTTTATATTGAGTGTATTTATTATTGTAAATTATTAATAATAATATACCAAAGCTAAAAATAAATGTATTTAATGAAACTTCTTTATTCCAACACATATATAAATATACTAACAAATAAATTAAATTCAATATATTAATAAAAATTGTATATAAAATATTTTATTATAATATGAAACCAATTGATTTTGAACATTTAATAAAAGGTAATTATTATTATATTTACAATTTAGACAATAATAATAAAATGTTAGGTAAATTTTGTAATAGCTATTTTTATAATTATTATTCAATAGCAGTTTTTGAAGATTTAAAAAATTTAAATAAAAAAGATAATTCAATAACTATACAAGATTTTTTAATAAATGACTTTTATTTTTATTATACATATTTTTTTGTTCCTGAAAAAGAAATTTTTTTACTGAAACAAGTATTGCGTCAAAAATTAGGTGATATTTATTTGACAAATGAAATGATCAAACATATAATATAAATAAAATACTGGTTTAAATTAAAATAAACTAACAATCTAACCTAACTCACAAATAGTCATGCGTAAATTGTTCAATAAATAATTTAAATCTTTTTTCTTTTTACTATTATTTATTTTTATTAATATTTTTTCAATACATTCAATGCCTTCTAACAAATTTTTTGTTTTATATTTTTTTTCAATAAATTTACAATAACTTTCCAAATTTAAAGTAGTTTTTTTAAATTGTAATAAAGAAGTATTATTTGTATTACACCAGTTTAAAACATCTTGATAATTATTAATCAAAATCAACGTTATTATATAATAAGCTAATACATTAGTATTTTCTTTATATAATGTCTTTCTTATATTTTCAGAATCACTGCTTTTATTATATAAATCTTTATAAGTTATACCCATAAATTTTAAAATCTTTACTACTTGAAAAAAAGAATAAATCCTTTCAAAATTAATAAATACTTCAACATTTAATAAAAATTCATTTATATCATTTTTATGTTTCATACTAACAAAACTACAAAACAAAACATTCATTATTCTTGCCCAAAATTCAGCATAAGATTCATATAAATTAACTTCAGATTTTACAGGAAAAATAGATAATATTTTTAAATTACAAATTGAATTATTCATATCTGAAAAATCTAAACCCAAATTATGAAATGTTTCATGCATAAATGCTTTAAACCATTCTTCTTTTCTAAATATTACAATTTCCGATTTTTTTGGACATGTTCTAGTAAATGCTGTATTAACATTAGTTTCATCTAATATTTCTATATTACTAGATGGTAATTCTTTTAATAAATTGGTGTGATAAATATATATATTTAAATCAGGCGAACAATTTCTTGAAGCATATCCATCTATTATATAGAGCCAAACTAACATATAATCAGCATAATTATTATATGTTTCTATTAATTCTTCGGGACTGGAATCCTCTGTTATAAAATATATCGTAATTACTCTTCCTAATAAAGAAAATGAATATTTTAATAAACTTAATATACTTTCATCAATATGATTCCGTACAGAAGTAGGAAATGCGTTTGGAGGAAAAGTAGTTGGTTTAGGTATTTGATTAACATTTGTTATATTAGAAATTTTTAATTTATAAAAAGATGATCCCATTTTTGATTTTATATTGTGAATATATTTAAAACCATCAAAAATTTCCTGATATAATTTAGTTATTAAGGTATCAGTTTTTTTTGTTTGTTTTAATGGTTTTAAACAATTATTTTTAACAAAAAATGACATTAAATCATAACTTTCATTTGTAATCTTCATAATTAAATATATAATAAAGTTTTATTATATTTTTATTATTAAATTTCTATTTTATAAAAATTAAATTAATATTTAGTAATTATATATGGATAATAATAACGGATTAATTATTTTTTTAGTCATTACATTGATTATTATGGTATTTATTACTCATATTACTATTATTAATACACATCCTATTAAACCAATACCAGTTCCAGTTCCTACACCAAGTAAATTAATTGGTGGATGTGCTGGAACTCGTTATGGATGTTGTCCTAATGGACAAACAGCACGTATGAATCCTGCTGGATCAAATTGTTAAACAAATTATATTTCACCTTTGGATAATTTATCACGAATAATCATTAAATTATCTTGAACTTGTGGACTTCTTCCCCTTCTATGATGTACCAATTTAGCATTTTTTGTTGTTAAAAGTAATTTTTTTAGATCATCGTTTTGTGTAAATTTAGCTTGAAGTGCCTGTTTTAATTCTCTATCAGACCGACTTTCAAAAAAATCAGGATCAAGAATAACATTTTTAGGTCTAATTAATTCTTTCTTATATTTACCATTTTTACTACCAGCTGCTCTAGCCATTTCAGGATTTTTGGATAATTCAGTTCCAGAATCTAATGTAAAAGATAAGTAAAATTCAGGATTATTTTTTTTGAATTTGGATGCTTGATAATAATTTTCTACAGAAGCCCAGCGATGGTTGTCTAATGAAAAAGGTTGAATCCAAAAATTAGACAATTTTTTTCTCCATTTGGGAATATTAGCTAAATCGGAAAATTCATTTATAACTCCTAAAGGAATTTTTTCACCTGAACCATTACCAGGAATTGGATTATCAGCCGATTTAGAATAAAAAGAAAATACTATATTATCATCATATAAATTCATAATTTTAGCCTCTCCTAATTCATCAAAAGATGGTATACCTTTAGCCACAGTAAAATTTTCACTATGAAATTCAGGTATATAAGAAAATAATCCTGAATTGTTCTCCATACATTTGTCAACTACCATTCTTTTAATATCATATGGAATTTCATTAAAATAAAAAATTTTCTTTTTTTTATAACTAACTAATTTATATTTATCGCCTGTTTGGTCAATTACTAAATAAAATTCCGGTCTAAATTCACCTCTAGATAGAATAATAGGATCTATATAGGAATCACATTTTAAAACACCATCCGTATCGCCTGAATTATATATATTACTTGAAAAAATAATAAATTTAATATTTAATATCCTTTCTAAGATATTTATAGTTTTAGAATCAGCCCAGAATTCGCATGTTTTCATATTTTTTTTAAGATCTTCTAAGCTATTAATATTTTTCATAAATAGTACATCTTTAATATTATGTTTAGCAAATTCGTTATCTTGTTTTAATTTATCAAATTGTTTTTTAACCTTTAAAGCAGCATCTCTTATAATTAATTGTTGTTCTCGGTCAATAGTGTTTATTAATTTTGATTTTAATTCATCATATTCTTTTTTCTTTACAATGGATTCAGCTCTAGTATTATTAATTTCATTAAAAAACATACTATACCGATCTTTATAATCATTATATAATTCCAATTTAACTTCATCAGCTACTTTATTTTTTAGCTTAGTAACAGTAGTATCTTGTCCAATACTAGAAAATCCTTCTACAATAACATCAAATAAACAAGCACCATTATTATCAATATTATAATTAGGATTTTTCATAAATTTTTTTAACCAAATATCATTATCATCTTCATGATATTTTTGGCGTATATCTTTAGCAATTTTGGATGTTTCTTTTTTTAATTGTTCAGGAATAATTGCGCCGATTCTGGCGGTAAAAATGTCTTTTCTAATTTGCGGAATAAGAATCTCGGTTTCTAAAGTCGGATTAAAATTCGTTTTTTTTACAGTTTTTTTTTCTTCAGCCTTGAGCAAATTCTCTTCTTTAGGAATCATCCTCAATTTATTTATCATATCTTTAGTTGCGAATGTATATATTAAAGGCTCATTCAATCGCTCTACATTTAATATTGAATTTTGATCTACATAATCTACTTGATTTGTAGTTGGTATTTCATATACTCCTATTTGTAATACTTTTTTATTATGTTTAACTAAATAAACTGGAAAATAAGTAATATTTTTATCCGCAAATGTGTTTTTTGGACCACCTATTGCTACTATTACTTCCAGATCTTTTATTTGTACTTGATATAGAGTTGACTCTTTACTTAAATCTTCTGGATCTACTCTTTTTAGTTCTGGATAATTAATTGTACTGTCTAATTTAGATACAACCATATTGTATATAAATTAATAAGATTTAATATTTTCTAACTTTACTATTATTTAGTTCCAAATAACATATTTCTTCATTTTTGAATCGTTATATAATTCTGACATATATGCCCACATTAAATTTCTTTGTTGAACTATTAAATAATTTTCAGATAGACTTTCAAAATATATAAGAGTTGATATTATATCTTGTTTTTTACATTTTGAGATTCTTATATTTTTATCTATACCATAATAATTACAAATTTTTAATAATTCTTTTACACTATATTCTTGATTATAATATAATTCATCATTATTATAAAAATCTTTATTTACAAAATATACCAAATCTATATTTTTATTATTGAATACACTATTTTCATCTAGCATCTCTTCATTCATTTTATCATCTAATTCTTGTAACATTTTTTGTAACTCATTTTCTGACAATTCATTTGTATCTTTTTCTTTTAGTGAAAAAGATATATTTTCATTCAACTTATTATTCATTCTATAATAAATATATTTAAATAATTTTAAATCGTTTTTTTTGTTAAAAAAAATAAATTTATAAATATATGAATATTCTACTTTTATTTATCAAAATAATACAGTATAAATTGTCTATTGATAAAAAATATTGTGTTAAAGAAATTAAAAATATTTTACAAGAATCTGGACCAATATGGCAAAAATTTTCTCAAGTTTTATCCTATCAAGAAGAACTTATTGGTCACGATTTAGCTATTGAATTACAAAAAATGTTATTTACATGTCCCATACATAATCACGATTATTCAAAACAAATAGTAAAATACTCTTTTGGAAACAAATACGATTTCAATAAAATACACGAAGATTCACTTATAGGTTCTGGAACAATTGCTCAAGTTTATAAATTGGATGAAAATGTTATTAAAATATTACATCCAAAAATTAAAGAAGAAGTATTTAATGCTAAATCAAATTATTTAAATATAAAAAATAGTTTTTTATTCCCATCAAATTTAAAAGTTTTTTGTGATTGGTTTTTTGATGGTTTAGTTGAACAAATTAATATGGAAAAAGAATACAATTCTTGTATTCTAATGAAAAAATTAATGACTAATAATAATAACGATAATTTAACAAATATATTTATTTTTCCTGAAATGAAAGATTTTTCTGATAATTGTATTGTTATGAGTTATGAACCATCTGAACCCATTTTATTAGAAAAACGTCATAATTTTGATAAAATTATTTTATTCAAAACTTGTTTAGCTTTAACTTTTTTTCAATTGGCTTGTGTTCAACAAGGCTTTATACATGGAGATATGCATTATGGAAATTTTGGAATACAAAATAGCAATTCTTATGAAAATATGAAAATTGTTATATATGATTTTGGTTTGATGGTTGATGTACGTAGTCTTCCACAAAACAAATTAAATAATATTACTTATTCTTTATCATATAAAAATATAGATAATATAACTAATTTAATGATGGAGAATGTAGAATATTCACAAAAGCATATAATAAATATAAAAAAAACATTTACCTATAAAAAGTTTGAAGACGATTTTGTTAAATTACTTTTGTATATTTCCTTTAATAATATTGAAATGAATAAAGAGATACTTATTATTATGTTATCATGTGAAAAATGTAAAATATTTAATAATATTATTCGTGAATTAATAATTTTACCAGAAATGAAAGATAAAATACATTTAAATGATGATACTAGTAAAGAAACTTTTGAAACTATTTTTACAGATTATTTAAATTATAATGAATTTATATTATTAGAAAAATTAATTATGGCTTAGAATAAAAATTAATTGTTGTTACACCAAATGGACCTATAAATTGACTTTCTGAATAAAGATACTTTGTATATCCTACTTCAACACATGAACCTGTTAAGGTTCTTCCTAACCTACGCGTATGTGGAGCTGCCGAAGGACTAACACATATATCACCACATTTTTCCCCCTTAATTTTATATTGCATATAACAATTTTTTTTTTTGTAATTTAAATTTATATTATCGCCTGTAATATAACTAACATATTGCGTTTTAAAATTTTTCGTTAAGTTCATTAAAAAACAAAAATATATTAAATTTAAAAAACTCATTATATACTAATATTTTATTTTTTTATAAACTTTACTTTTTAATATATGTAAGCTTGTCTAATATTACATTTCAATTAAATCCATATATTTGAATATTGCCTTATTAGACAAGCTTATATAATCTTTTGCTTTACATTTTGCTAACATTGTAATTGTTTCTATTATTGTATTATTTTTAATTAAAAGTTCTGACTCATTATTATCTACAGAATTCAATATATCCTTGTTAAATAATATAGCAATATTTTCAGTTAATTCATCTACTTCATTTTTCCTATTTTGTTCTATAATTAGTTTCATTACGATTTCTAATAAATCTTTTAGGATTTTTACAATATATTTTTTTTCTACGAGTCCATTTAATGCTAAATTTACAAAGAAACTAGTAACAGCCTTACGCTTTTCATTTACTTTATTCATTTCACAAAATTTATCATAATCTTCATCAGGATCAAAATATAGTATATTTTTATATTGTTCCATAATATTATTGTATTTTTTATCAAATATTTGTTTTAACCAAACATATTTTGATATCAATTCAGCAAATAAATCAGCAAATATTTTTGAATAAAATTTATTGGTTGACGCTGTTTCATATATCATATTTCCTACTTTATTATAATCTTCTTCCAAATTATTTTCTAAAGAAGAAATTTTATCAATCTTTTCAATAATTTTTTCTCGCATATCTAAAAAGGTTCTATCTGTTAATTTATTTAATAATAAACGTATTTGATCTATATCATTATCTATACCAATTTTTTGTTCAATCTTTGTAGTTTGAAATGTTCTAATGGATTCCCAATCTTCGGCATTTATTTCCATACTTTTATTTCCTCTACGTTTTTTATTATTATTTTTAAAAATAGAATTTGGCGAATTTGAATTATCGGATACTCTAGATATATCAGATTTTTGAAATACATTTGATAATAAACATGGCGAACCAACTTGTGTACATAAATAATTTATAATTGTCGCCTGTTCTTCAGATATTTCATAATTAAAACCACTAAAAGAGATATCTGTTATTTCCTTAAGGTTATATTTCAATACATTTGCCATAATCTATCTATACTTCTAATATATAAATAATTATTTATATCAATTTTTTTTATTATAATTTATAAAATTAAATACACTTAAAACCAACACTTGTTTATATTATATAAAATGTCAGGTCTAAATAGAGATAATAATGAAGTAGTTAATCAAATAAATAATGAAACAAATGAAATAAATAATGAAACAAATGAAATAAAAAACGAAACAAATGAAATAAATAATGAAGAAAATATAAAAATAATTAACTCATGGGATAATTTTGATATGAATCCTGATATTTTAAGAGGCATCTATAGTTATGGTTTTGAAAAACCTAGTCCTATTCAAAGTAAAGCAATTCTTCCTATACAAATGGGTTTAGATATTATTGCTCAAGCTCAGTCAGGCACAGGTAAAACTGCTGCCTTTACTGTTGGCGCTTTAACACGAGTTAATATTTCAGAAAATAATAATCAAATTCTTATTATGGCACCTACGCATGAATTAGCACTACAAATTTTTACAGTAATTAGTAATTTATCATCTATGATGGAAGGTATAAGAATTAAAACGATAATTGGAGGTTCGTCTATTGATCAAGACGCATTTGAACTATGTGAGAAACCACCACACATTATTGTTGGTTGTCCTGGCAGAGTTTTTGATATGATTAGACGTCGTCATATTAACGCAAATAAACTGAAATTGGTAATTCTTGATGAAGCTGATGAAATGTTATCATCTGGATTTAAAGAACAAGTTTATAATATATTCCAATATCTAAATAAAAATGTTCAAATAGCACTTTTTAGCGCTACTTTACCAAATAATATTTATCAAATTACAAATAAATTTATGAGAGATCCTGTAAAAATTTCTGTTAAAGCTGAAAGTCTTACTCTTGAAGGTATTAAACAATATTTTGTTGCGGTTGAAGATGATAGACAAAAATATTTAACTTTAAAAGATCTGTATCAATATATATCAATGTCACAGTGTATTATTTATGCTAACAGTGTTAAACGTGTTGTTGACTTATATGAAGCTATGAAAGAAGATAATTTTCCGGTATCATGTATTCATAGTAATATGGAAAAAGTTGAACGTGAAAAGGCATTTAAAAGTTTTAGAACGGGTGCCGCACGAGTTCTTATTTCTTCTAATGTTACTGCGAGAGGAATAGATATACAACAAGTTAGTATTGTAATTAACTTTGATTTACCAAGAGATATTCATACTTATTTACACCGAATTGGACGTTCAGGTAGATGGGGTAGAAAAGGAACTGGTATTAATTTTATAACAAGACGTGATATAATTAAAATGCGAGAAATTGAAAATTATTATTCAACCCAAATTGAAGAATTACCTGGTGATTTTAATAAAATTTAATCTCAGAAAATTTAATCTTATAAATAATAAATTCGTAAAATAAATTAATATATATTCTATTTTACAAATAATGACTGATACAGAATCAAAACAAAATAATAATTTAGAAGATATCAATACGATTTTTAAAATTCCTATTTGTTACAATAAACAAGTGAAAAAACTTAATGATACAATCATTAATGATTTAGAACTAGTTAAATCTACCGAAAAAAATGAAACATCTATTTATGAAAATGTTTTTAACCCATCAAATAAATTATCTAAAAAAGTAATTGAACAATTTTCTAATTATTATACGACTGATGTAAATTATTTAAAGGATACTCAAAAATTAATTAAATCATTACAAACTGATGAACTGAATACTATCCATAATAAATATTCCATAGATAATAAAGATTTCCATTTAAATGAAATTGTTAGTTTATGGGAAGAAATAAAGGGAGAAACTGGATTTAAAGAAAAATATTTATATATTGATTGGTCATTTGCTAAAGAATTAAATAATAATGCTGCTTTTTTACAGATTATGAGTATTTATAATATTGCTTCACCAATTTTATCTCTTTGTCTTCCTATTTTTGTTATTTTAATACCATTTTTTATAATTAAATTGAAAGGCATTGAACTTAATATTAAAGAATATATTGAAATTTTAAAAGCCATCATCTCCAATCATGCTATTTTTAAAGTATTTACTCATTTTCATCAAGTAGATTTCGGGCAAAAAATGTATTTACTTTTATCTGCTGCTTTTTATGTTTTTTCTATTTATCAAAATATACTGGTTTGTGTTCGGTTTTATTCTAATATGAATAAAATTCATAATTATTTATTTAAATTCAAAAAGTATTTAGCATATACTTTGGATTTAATGAAATACCACTCATCAAAAGCATCTCTTTTAACTCATTATGCTATATTTGATAATACTATTAAAAATCATCATCAAATATTAACTGATTTATATGTTAAAATTAATAAAATAACTCCTTTCAATTTTTCATTTAATAAAATAACTGAAATAGGACATATCATGTATACATTTTATCAATTATATGATAATAAAAAATATAATAACTCAATTTTATATTCATTTGGGTTCCATGGATATTTTAACATCATAAACCATACAAATTTTAACATTCAAAATAATAATCTTGTAAAAACTATTTTTGTCAAAAAAGGAAAACCCATTTTCAAACAAATGTATTATCCTAAATTTATTGATGAGTCTGGAATTGATTCTAAAATTTATTTCAAACCAAAGCTGAATAAAGTAATAAAAAATGATTGTAATTTAAACAAAAATATGATTATCAGTGGACCAAATGCTTCTGGGAAAACTACTACTTTAAAAACTGTTTTAATTAATATAATTCTTTCTCAACAAATTGGATTTGGGTGTTTCCAATCTCTTAAATTATGTCCATATGATAATATTCATTGCTATTTGAATATTCCTGATACGTCTGGTCGTGATAGTTTATTTCAAGCTGAAGCCAGAAGATGTAAAGAAATATTAGATTCTTTAAATTTTAATAATAAAGAATCGCATTTTTGTATTTTTGATGAATTGTATTCAGGAACTAATCCAGAAGAAGCTGTTGTTAGTGCGTTTGCTTTTATGGATTATATTGTCAAGAATGAAAATGTCACTTGTCTTTTAACAACACATTATACAAAACTATGTAAAAAATTGTCCAAAAACAAAAATATTAAAAATTATAATATGAAAACGCTAAAAAAAAACGACAATTTTGAATATATTTATCTTTTAAACGAAGGTATATCTAAAATAAAAGGTGGACTAAAAGTATTACATGATATGGATTATCCAAAGGAAATTTTAGAAAATACCAAAATGTAAATTAGATCCTTTTTTATAATCATTTCAAATTCTTATGCCAATGAAAACTACAATCTTCTTCTTTACATATTTTATGTGAATCATTTGTATATTTATCCCAGTATGGAATCGCATCTGGATTACTTTCACCTATCATATGTTTATGTTCATCTATATGAGATATACCTAATACCCCAGTATTGATATATATTTCTTTTACATAGTTCCTTAACTCAGGATTTATCATATGACCATACCGAAGAAGATGTCTATCAGGTATTTGTCCAGACCTTGACCATCTAGTTGAACAAGCTACTGATATATCAGTCTTATTATAAACTGAATGAAACCAAGACATTGGATTATATAATATATCTTTTTCTTTTAATTCTATTTCATAACGTTCAGCATATTTAATTAATGGAAATTTATCTAAAAATTCATCAGTATCCATATTTAAAAATCTGGATTCTGAAGCCATATAAATACCTTTTTCTTGGAACCTTGGATACAATAATGCTAATTGATTTGGATTAAAAAAAGTCCATTTTTTTTCACCTTGTATCATTAAATAAAAATTATTTGTATATGCCGCATGTAATGCTGTTCCTGTACCTTTTACTACTCCTAAAAATAATTGTTTACTATCATTTGACATATATCCATTTATTAATTTTTTTATAATATACATATCAGAATCAGGTAATAAATCTGGATAATGAGAAAATAAATTTGTGGAATTAGTTATATAACACTTATTTTCCATTATATTTTTTAATTCTGTAAAAATATTATCAGGACATGTTTCTTCAGAACTAGGACTCATATAAACTTTATTATTTCCTGCTACGTTCATTAAATTCTCAAATCTCATTGATTCAAAACATTTAAGTTCAACCCCCCGCATTACAAATGGTAAATCATTTTTTACATGATACATGACATTTTTATTAAAATCTGGATCATCTATAAAGAATACTTTAATATCTTTGGGTTTATTATAACTATTTCCATTTTTTTGTAACCAATATAAATTTCTATCACAAATCGTTTTTATTTTTTTACTATTTTTATCATTTTCTCCTTTAGGTATTCTATCAAAAATCATTTTATTAAATTCAGCATAATATTCTATTGGCATTACTGGTTTAAATCCTATTTTCATATTTGAACAATATTGTGGTTCAATCCTCCAATATATACCAAATAGGGAATAAATATCATATAATAAAAACATCAAATTTATATTTATTCTACGTTTTAAAATAATATAAATAATTATTAAAATTAATATCAAAATTAAAACTACAAAATATAATGGTAATTTTTTTCCCTTAAAATTCATAATTTATATTATATAAATATAAATATTTTATTATACTAACAATGCTTTTTTTAATAAATTAGTTAGGGTATTATGTAAGTTATTTCCTTCTCCTCTCCAATTACTACCAGCTCTATAATGTAAAAATACATCTTCATATAGCTCACAAAAAAACTTTCCATCTTTATTTCTAATATCGTTTTTTAAAAAGTTAGTCAATCCAATATTATTTTTTAATTCAACTGGAATATCTAATTCATTCCAATTACCAGAACTTTTATGTTTAATAAAATATATATCTTCATTTATTTGTGTTTTTAACCAATCTTGTGTCATTCCTCCTGTATCACACCCGGGGCTACAATTCCAATTCAATAAATTAATATTTTTCATTTTATTCATATCAAAATAATATATACCATTCCAAAAATAACGTATAGTATTTAGATTTCTTGTTTGTAAAACAATAGCACAATCATATTTTGAATAAATATTTATATCAAAATAATTTAGTAAAAACATGTCACTATCAATTAATAAATATTTATCCGGATTTGCTATTTGATACTTTAATATATAATTCATTGAATCTGCTGTTCTTTCAGATCCGCCTTTTACAAATTTATGATGATCATTTGGTATATTTATACATTTTATATTTAATTTAAAACATACCCTTTCTATATTCTGTTTGATACTAATATCGCCGTAATTTGTAGAATCAGGAAAACTTTTGGCATCGTTGAATACAATAAACTCATAATCACCTTTAAAATATTTTTTCAATGTATAATATTGAATTATAATAAAATCTATATTATTTACAACCGCTGTTACTATTTTCATTACTAAAAACTAATTAAAAAATAATTTAATTTAAAACGCATTATAAAAATATAATTTAGAATAACTATGTTATAAAATAAAAATACAGAAAAATAATTCGTTTTAATAATAATTAAAATATATCAATAAAATTTAATAATGGTCTTTTCTAATTTATTTAGCTCATCATTTTTATTTAATATTGCTATTTTTATTTTAATTGGATGTATACTTGCTTATGTTAATTACAAAATGACAGAACAGGATCATAAACTTAATTCAATGATTGGATTAATTTCTACTATGGCAGAAGAAATGCATTTCTTTAGAAGTAAATTACATAATAATAATAATAATAATATGAATGATGTACCTGCTACAGATAAGTTTCAATTTGCTTCGCAATTGTTAGGTGGTTCAGAACTTATAGAAGTTTCAGATAATGAATATGAAGAAGATTTAGATGAAGAAGATTTAGATGAAGAAGATTTAGATGAAGAAGATTTAGATGAAGAAGATTTAGATGAAGAAGATTTAGATGAAGACGATTTAGATGAAGAAGATTTAGATGAAAATGAAATGATACAATTATCATTGGAAAATTTAAATGAACCACTAGAAAATACAGATATTGTAGATTTAGAAGATATTAATAATGATTTTGAACAAAATAAATCAATTAAAACTATTCATTTAGAACAAACATTTGATTTAGAAGAAACAAATTTGATCTCTTTAAATGATAATGAAATAAAAGAAGATAATAATTTTTTAAAAAATATCAATACGAATGATTTAGATGAAGATTCTAAAACAGATTATAAAAAAATGTCAGTAAATAAATTGAGAGAAATTGCCATTAATAAGGGTTTCGCTGACACAAGTAAATTAAAAAAAAATGATATTTTAAAAATGCTTGGTGAAGAATAAATATTACACACTTGATAATTTTATAATGAGATTTTTTATCTACATGTAGTATAATATGAATAATTATTATACTATAGAACCTAATCAAGAATTCCAAACAACTGCTAATAGTTCATGGCAACCTGACTCAAAAATGAATAATAAAATTTTAGTTGATACTGGAATAAAATCAAATTGGCAATACAGACAATATATGATGAAGAACGCAAACCAAATTATGAAATATAATACTATGGAATCAATTTATACTTCAGGAAATAATCCATATACAAATATCAATAACGAAACTGTTAACAACACACCATATATTTATACATCAATCCATGATACAAGTAGTCCACTTTACGGATTTAGAAATAGTGATTTAAAACAAGATTATATAACAAATGAAAAAATGAAATCAAGAATGATAGCACCAAATATTCCAACTAATTTTTAAAATAATTATATAATATATAAGAACTTATTGAATAATAATATAATAATAACTTTTAATAATTTACTATTATAAATGAAAATATTTAGTATTGATATTGGTATAAAAAATTTATCTTTTTGTCTTTTTGAAATACAAAATTTAGACGATAAATCTAATAATTTAAAAATTTTAAAATGGGATAATATTGATTTAACTGAAAAAACTGAATCTAAATGTATTGAAATAGATAAAAATGGGTTATGTGATAAACCTGCTAAATTCAAAAAAGAAGGTAGCTGTTATTGTTTAAAACATTCCAAAAAACACAATTACTTAAAACCAATACAAGAACTATCAACATCTTATTTAAATAAACAGAAAATTCAAAATATTATTGATATTGCTGATAAATATAAAATAAAATATGAAAATCCTCCAAAAAAAACAAATTTGATTGGTCTTTTAACTGAATTTTCTAATAAAAATTGTTATACCGAAATTCCAAAAACAAATGCTTCAAAAATTGATTTAGTAACAATTGGTAAAAATATTCAACATAAATTTGATGATATTCTAGCCGAACATTTATTATCTATAAATACCATTATCATTGAAAATCAAATTGGACCAATTGCTAATAAAATGAAAACAATTCAAGGAATGATTTCACAATATTTTATTATGAAAAACAACAATATATTAATTGAATTTATTAGCGCCGCAAATAAATTAAAAGATTTTTTACCAAAAGATAATAAGGAAAAGACTGATTATAAACAACGTAAAAAACTAGGAATCCAAACATGTTTAGAAATTATTAATAATGACTTTAGATTCAAAGAATGGGAAAATTTAATAAATAAACATACGAAAAAAGATGATTTATCTGATTGTTTTTTACAGGGAATGTGGTATATTAAACATAAAGTATGTTTAAACTAATTTTTATAAATACTTTTAATTATAAAATATATATTTTACAATTCGTATTACTTAAAATTATATCATCTTATTAATTCATAATGGATAACGATATTATAGACATTTCTACGGACTTTGATGAACTTTCAAATTTTAATAATAATAATTTTACTTCTAAATCAAATTTTGGTGGTGGAATTGAATTATTAATGAATGATAAAAAAAGTAGTAATCAAGGTATAACTAGCGATATAGATATTGAAGATCTCAATAATTTAGAAAATGAATTAAACAATTTAGCAAATGAAACTAGTTCTCCGATGGGTAATACATATGAATCTGGTATATTTGGTGTAAAATCATTTTCTGAAGATAGACCTTCTGTTAGATTTGATGATATTAATATGGAATCTACAAATCTAGGTCAATCTACAGCTAATACCGCAACTGATTCTAAAACATGGGATGGTTATGGTAAATTTAATAACATTCCAATTAATCCTGATCAAAAAATGTCTTCTGAACCAAAATTATCTAAAGAAGAAACTCTTAGAGAAAAATTTAAATATTTAAGAAAATTAGAAGCTCTTGAAAAAAAAGGTGTTGAACTTACAAAAAAATACAATATGGATTCTAGTCTTTTAGAAATGCAAGGTGAATATGAAATGATTATGGAAGAAAAAACAAAACAAAATTCAGTTAAATTTCAAGGAAATATGATGATGGCACTTATTAATGGTATTGAATTTTTAAATAATCGTTTTGATCCATTTGATGTCAAACTTGATGGATGGGGTGAACAAATTAATGAAAATATTGGTGATTATGATGAAATTTTTGGTGAACTTTTTGAAAAATATAAAAGTAAAGCTTCTATGGCACCAGAACTTAAATTATTATTTCAATTGGGTGGTAGTGCTATGATGGTACACATGACAAATACTATGTTTAAATCTGCCATGCCTGGCATGGATGATATTTTAAGACAAAATCCAGATTTAATGCGTCAATTCCAAAATGCTGCCGTTAATTCTATGGCTGGATCTAACCCCGGATTTTCTGGTTTTATGAATAATATAATGAATCAAAATGGAGAACCACAGGTACCTTCTGGAAGGGGCCCTCCACCTCCTATGGCTACTCAAGGTCTTGGAGGAGTTCCACCGCCTCCTAATAGAGGAGGAAATAATTTGGGACAAATGAATATTGGACGTCCGGACATATCAATGGCCAGAAATTATAATGATGGTATTAGTATTAAAGAATCTAATTTTGGAGTTCCTGGTTTTGAACCACCACAACCTGCTCAAAAAAGTTCAAGACGTCCTGATATGAAAGGACCTAGTGATTTATCTGATATATTATCTGGATTAAAAACTAAAACAATTGATATTGCTTTAAGTCCACCACCTATAACCATTGATTCTAACAATAATAGTACAATTAGCATTGATGATCTAAAAAGTATTCAGTCTGATGCTAATATTCCAAAACGAAGTCGGAGAAGACCTAAATCTGATAAAAATACTGTTAGTTTAGATATATAAAATTCACTTTTAATAATATATTTGTTATAATATTCTTGTAATAATATAAATAAAATATCAGTATGATTTTATATATATTATGATAAATTTAAACTGTTGTATATGTGGAACTGTTAAAAACTGTGGTCCTTATTTAGAAAAAGTACTACAAAATATTACAATTATTGGTAACATTTTTAAAAATTATAAAATTATTATTGCTTATGATGAATCCTCCGATAATTCATTACAAATTTTACAAAATTATAAAAATAATCACAATGATAAATTAATTTTATATATTGGTACAGAGCGATTAACTCAATATCGTGTTCAAAATATAACTAGAGCACGAAATAAATGCTTACAAATAATAAAAACTAATTTTCCTGATTATGAATATTTTATTATGATGGATTGTGATGAAGTTTGCTCCAAACCAGTTAATTTAGAAGATTTAACATATTATCTTAATAATAATGAAAACTGGGATGGTTTAACATTTAATAAGAATCCATATTACGATTTATGGGCATTTTCTAAATATCCATATTCTTTTGGTTGTTTTCATTTTAAAGATTGGAAAGCTTGGGGTAGATATATTGAACAAATTATTAATGAAACACCTCCCAAAACATTGATTCCTTGTTTATCAGCATTTAATGGATTTGGGATTTATAAAACTAACAAATTTATAAATTGCTATTATGATTCTAAACCACGTTTAGATTTATTACCAGATCATTTAATTCAAGAAAATGTAAGAATATCAGGACCAATTCTTTTAAAAGGAAAAGCTGCTATTATTGATTGTGAACATCGCAGTTTTCATTTAATGGCTATTCATTATAATAACGCTAAAATACGAATAGCTCCAGAAATTATATTTTAAGTATTTTTTACAACTTTATAATAGATATTATAACGTAGTAAAATATAATCTAATAATATTTATATGAATGATGGAAAAATAAAAACTATTAAAAAACATGAAATTTTTAAATCAAAAAAAGAATTAGAAGATGGTTACAAATCAAAAAAAGAATTAGAAGATGGTTACAAATCTAAAAAAAGACAAATTATTGGTGAGGGAGCCTATGGTTGTGTTTTTAAACCTAGTTTACAATGTGCTAAAAAACCTAGCGCTAATTTCAATTATAATGATTATGTATCTAAATTTATGAAAACTAAAAATGCTGAAATAGAATTAAAAGAATTTGTATTTATTGGAAAAATTGACCCTACTAATGAATACCATTTAGGTGATCCTATTATGTGTGAACCAGATTTTTATGATACGGAATTAATTAATGATATTAAACATTGTAGAAATATTAATAAAAATGATTTTTTAAACAATGAAATAAAAGATAATTATAGTTTGTTACTTATTAAATATGGCGGTCCTGATTTAAAAGATTTATGTATGAATCATATAATTAAATATATATCAACTAACAAAGAAAACAATACAAATAATTTCTGGTTGGAAGTTCATCATTTAATTAAAGGACTTAAATTCTTCAAAGATAATGGTATTGTTCATAATGATATTAAACCTCAAAATATTTTATTTAATTTGGAAACTGGAAAAATGAAATATATTGATTTTGGTCTTATGAGAACTAAAAATGAAATTATAACATCATCAAAAAAAAATAAAAATAACGCTGGTGTGTTTCATTGGTCTTATCCATTTGAATGTGCTTATATGAATAAATCAAGATTCGTAGACTATAAAGAAATAGCAAAAAGTCCAACTTCAAAAAAAGGTTATCAAGAAAATCTTGGGAAAATGATAGTAACTGATTCAAAAATAAATAATTATGGGATTCCAATTAAAAGACCAGAAGCTTTTAAAATATTGTTTTCTTATTTAAATCTTAATAATAAGGTACCTGAGGCTGCTACCCAATATGGTTATATTTCCTCTTTTTTTGATGGTTTTAACCCTTTAATTTTAAATGAATCATACGATGATATTTTAGAGCATACAACAGATTCAATTGATGTATTTGGATTAGGATTTACATTACAATTTATGGCCAATTGTTTTAAAAGAAATGAATTTATTTCATTGGAAGATTATACTCGTTTATCAACATTTTTCCATAAAATGTATGATTTCAACCCGAAAACAAGGACAATTGATATTGATTTATTATTAATTGAATATGAAAATATTCTATTAGAAATTGGTATTTTAACTAGACTTGATAAAAAATTTAAAAATAATTTGTTAGTTAATAAGACATCATCTGATTCAAACTCTTATGATTCAAACTCTTCTGAAAATAGTAAATCAACCATTCTATCTCATGAATTAAATGAATTTGCTAATAAAGATGCTGTAAAAGTTTTACCAAACTGTTATAAGTTGAATAAAGAATTAAATCCTAATACAAAACGTTGCGTTAAAAAATGTCCTCCTGGATATGAACGAAACCATGATTTTAAAAAGTTCACAAGATGCCGAAAAACTAAAAGAATAAAAAGTCATTCTATAAGAAATTCATCTTATAACAAAACTAACAAAAATAAATCTAAGTTTCATACTATATAAAATATTACAGTTATTGAATATAATTAAATATTTTTCTACAATTACCTTCTTTATCAAAAACGTAATGAATAATATTTTCAAACTCAAAAATACCAGATTCATGTTTTACAAACTCTTTTTTATACAGATAATGAAAATTATCATATTGATTTATATAGTTTTCCATTGTAAACCCACGATTATTTATACCATCATATAATTTGAAACAAATCATCCATTTATTTTTACCAATCCATATAGGATTTTTTTTATTATTTATTATTTTATATCTTTCATCATTCTTATTTATACGATCAATATATTTACCATGTCTAAAAACAACTACATCAGTATAATTTATAATTTTATTTATAATTTCAATTGGTAAATCACAGTATTTTATCATATTTGTATATAAAAGTATTTGATATTATTATTTTATTATAATAATTTTATTATAATAATTTTATTATAATAATTTTATTATAATAATTTTATTATTATTTAATTATTATATTATTCTATTATTATAGTAATGACAACATATGAAAATGGATTATTTATTTTTAGAAGAGATTTACGTGTATTTGATAATGTAGGTTTAAATTTGACTAATAGTTTATGTAAACGAATATATCCTGTTTTCATTTTTACACCTGAACAAGTTACTGGAACTAACAAATTTAAATCTGATAATGCTGTTCAATTTATGATTGAATCTTTGGAAGATTTATCATCTCAAATTAGTAAAATGGGTGGCAAATTGCTATGTTTTTATGGACATAATGATAGTATTGTTTCGTATTTAATAAAAGCACTAGATATTAATGTAATATGTTTTAATGCTGATTATAGTCCATATGCTATACAAAGAGAATTAGGTATTATAAAAATTTGTGATTCGCGAGGAGTTGCTGTAGAATATGGACACGATTATTATTTACATTCACCTGGAACAATTGTTAACAGTCAAGGCACTCCTTATCAAAAATTTACACCTTTTTATCATGCTTCTTTAAGAAAAAAAGTTGATTCACCAGCTAGTTCAAGAAAAATTCATTTTGCTTCTAGTTCAAAACAATTGACTAACAAAATTTCATTAGATGATGCTTTCAGGAGATTTGTAGGTAAAGAGAATCCAAATATTTTAGTTCATGGTGGCCGTACTAATGCTATTGAACAAATGAAAATCGCCGCAAAAAATATTAAAAACTATTCTAAAACACATAATGAATTAAGTCATCCAACAAGTCAATTAAGCGCTTATATAAAATTTGGTTGTTTAAGTATTAGAGAAGTTTATAAAACATTTAGATCAAAACATGATTTTATTAGACAGCTTTTTTGGCGGGATTTTTATGAAGGAATACTTTTCTCATTTCCTCAAGTTTTAGGTCATGCTTTAAAACCAAATTATAATAAGATTAAGTGGCATCATAATTCAAATTGGTTTAAAAAATGGTGTAATGGTGAAACTGGTTTTCCTGTTGTTGATGCCGCTATGAATGAATTAAATGAAACAGGATTTTGCCATAATAGGGGTAGATTAATAGTTATGTCATTTTTAATAAAGACCTTATTGATTTCATGGGAAGAAGGGGAAAAATACTTTGCTACAAAGTTAACAGATTACGATCCTGCGTCTAATAATGGTAATATTCAGTGGGTAGCGGGTTCTGGAGCAGATTCTCAACCATATTTTAGAATTTTTAACCCATGGCGACAAGCTGAAGAATTTGATCCAAATTGTGAATATATAAAAAAATGGATACCAGAATTAGCTTTACTGGAGCCTAAAATAATACATAATTGGGAAACGGAATGGGAAAATTACCAAGAAATAAAATATCCTAAACCAATTTGCGATTATTCAGAACAAAAAGAAAAATGTTTAAAGATGTACAAAGAGGCGTTATATTAATTATATTTTTTCAACTCAAACTTGTCTTTTGAATTATCACGGTAAAATGATTCCAAATGATAAATACTTGGTGATTCTTTTAATTCTGTTTTTTCAGATGATAATTGTTTTTTAATTTGAATGTTAGTGTTATCAATATTATTAAAATCTATTTCAATAAAAGAAGCTAATACTGAATTGTAAAGTCTATTACGAGTAATTGATTTCATATATATAATATATATAACTAATATTTATATAAATTTTATAAAAAATATCATTTATACATATATATTTTTATTTAGTTATATTATAAGGGCATATGAAGTACCAAAAAAATAGAAGCCTTAAACGGAAGACAATAAAACGCAATCGCAAGACAATAAAACGCAATCGCAAGGCAATAAAACGCAAGCAAAATAAGAAAATAACATATAGCAAAAAAAAATGTATGGCGGGGGGGTCATTCAATCTTGATCAACAAGAAATTTTGAAGGGTTTATTGATAGAAAATGAAAATTTAAATTTTACAGATGAAGAATTAAAAGATGTGATGACAAAATTAAATTCACTAGCACAGGTGTATTGGAAACGTCATTTTGAGGTTTTAAAAATAATAATAAGAAATAGTCAAAGCAAACAAATATTTAATACATGGTTAGAAAAAGAATGTTGTAGTGGTAAATATCAAGGGGTAACTGATAGTGAAGATAGTGAAAATAGTGATGATATGGCTGATTATTGAGCATTTTACACCAATTTATTTATCTATATTTAACTAAGTATACTTTCAAATAATTTTAAAACATCATTTTGTAATATATTATCATTATCATCATATAGAGTTTTATTAAGTTTATCAATAATAATGATAGTTCTTCTTCTTCTATCCTCAATATCTAATGATATTTCGTCATCTTTATTTTGATTTTCTTCATCATTAATTATGTCATTTCCTATATAAACAGGATTTCCTGATTCTGATTTAGTATCTCTTTCATTAGAATCTACATTTTCTTGTTTAGAATCTACATTTTCTTGATTAGAATCTACATTTTCTTGATTAGAATCTACATTTTCTTGTTTAGAATCTACATTTTCTTGTTTAGAATCTACATTTTCTTGATTAGAATCTACATTTTCTTGTTTAGAATCTACATTTTCTTGTTTAGAATCTACATTTTCTTGTTTAGAATCTACATTTTCTTCATTATTATTAATAAAACTATCATTATTATTTTTTATAATATCAAAATTTTTATCAGATAAGTTTGTTAAACTATCTGATGACACAGACTCTGTATCGGAATCAGAATATGTAGTTTTTGTGTTATTTTTTACAGTTATTTTTTTGGATGGTATAATATCAAATTGAATAAATGAATTATCTCCTGCTACCAACCGTTTTGTTCTATGCCCTGCTGATAATTTGGCTTCAGGACAAGTCATTAAATTGATAAGACCCTTTTTAATAGCTTTTTCACAAAGTTCATAATTTTTCTTAGAACTAATATCTGCTGTAAATTCTTCTCTGCTGTCCATTAAAGCTGATTTTATTAGAATAATAAGATCATTATTACCATTCATTAATATTTCTTTGTTGAAAGTAATACCTAGATCTTTACCTAGACGTTTTGAAACAAAATCTATTTCATGTAATGTATAGTTATGAACACCGTTATTATGCTTAAGAAGAGATTGTTTACCATAATTTCTATCATCTTTATAAATATAAACACTATCTTCAGGTAAATCTGGTTCAAGCTTAGGATGTTTGGTATGATATTTATTTGAATAAAATGTAAATGTTGTATTAATTAACATACATACTCCATCTTCATTAAAAGGAGTATAAAGCATTCTGTAACCAGATTTTATTAATTCTTGAATATAAACTAATCCATCGTTATGTTCTTTTAATTTAATCCATCTAGAATTATCGCGATTGAATTCTTGCCAAACTGATATTTCTTTTGTTTTTCTTATAAGATAAATAAACATTCCAGACTTTTCTAATATAAATAATTCTTTGGAAATAGTAAATGGTTCACAATTAATATCTTCAAAGAAATCATATTTTGTAATAACAAGAGAATTATTTACAAATATTCGTTTACCTTTAGATATAAATCTACTATATGTTTCAGAAATACAATTAGATAAATCCTCTGTAATTTCTTCAGTTGTAGTTTTAGAATAGATACAATCTCTAATTTTTGATAATTTTAAAGTGGACCCATATTCAAATGGATGTTGTTCTCTATACTCATCATAAGATATAATTCTTATTCTAGGATTATAAGATGAGTTCACATCAATTTCATTAGACATACGAATGAAATCACAGATAACCTCAATATATTTATATGTTCCATCAGAATTAGATATTTTAGTATAAACATTAAGTTGATTAGCAGCGGATAAAGCACCAGCTTTCATACCAACTCCAAATTCAGATGTTTCTGAGTCATCTTCATGCGCGGATTTAATGTGTCCCATATTGAATGGATTATTTAATCCATCAGAATCAAGATTATCAAACCCTTGAATATAATTATCAGAAACCCTAATTTCTTGAAGTTTGTTAGTATCATCTACTTGGGTGTAAATGCGAATTTCGTCCGTTTTCTTAATAATATTATCAATAAATTCATTTGTAACTTTTGGCAATGTATAATTCGCATGTCTATGTTGTTTCATGACGGATTTAAAATGAGGAGCGCCTGTGTTTAAAATGGACATTTCTATTATTATATGATGTATTATACCGGAGTCTTTAAGTTGTTTACTTGTATATATTGTTTAGTTTCTTAACAAAGTTTTTTACTTTTCCTTTATTAATTTACGAAATTCAATTTTTTTTAAATTAAAAAATTGAATTTGTTTATATATTTTTTGGGATTACTATAAAATACTACAAAAATGACAACTAATCCGACTTTCATATTTATTGATGGCAGTTACTTTTGCTTTTATCGCTACCATTCTTTATTAACATGGTGGAAAAATGCGTTTCCAGAACAAAGTGATGTTCTATTAGACCCTTATCAAAATCCTACTTTTGTTGAAAAATTTAAAAAAACATTTACTGATACAATTACAAAAATACCCAATAAATTAAACCCTGATAAAACAATTCAACCGATAATTATTGTTGCCAAAGATTGTAAACGTGAAAACATATGGCGTAATGAATTATTTCCAAAATATAAAGCTACTAGAACAAAAGGCGCAGAAGATGGTTTTATGGGCGGACCATTCTTTAAAATGGTATATGAAGAAAATTTATTTTGTAAAGCCGGAGCAAAAACTATTCTGAAACATCCACAATTAGAAGCAGATGATTGTATTGCTATTACTGTTAAAGAGATGCTTAAAAAATATCCAGCATGTAATATTTATATAATTACCTCTGACAAAGATTACTTACAATTAGCAGAAGAAAGAGTTCAAATTTACAATCTAGCATTTAAAAAATTAACAGAACAAAAAAGCTGTTATAAGGACCCAAAATGTGATTTATTTTGTAAAATTGTTTCAGGCGATGTAAGCGATAATATTCCATCTGTATTTCCAAAATGTGGACCAAAAACAGCTTTAAAATATTTTTGTAATAATGAATTATTTGAAAAAAAACTATTAGAATCTGAAAATTATCAAAAACAATATGAAATTAATCAGAAAATTATTGATTTCAATTTCATTCCAGAACACTTAATAAACGAGTTTTTAGATTCTATAAAAGATACTTAAAGATATTATTTATAATTAATATATTAAACCAATTTAAACCATTAATTTATGCTTATTATACAATATTTATTATTTTTAACTTTTTTTATTCATGTGTGTAGTATTGGATTACACCAGTTTCGTAATAGTTGGTTAAGAATTTATGTAAGCATACTAAAAAATTCATTAAAAAAAAATAATAAAAATTATATCTTATTAGATAAGTTAAATAATAAAATTAATAGATATTCAATTGAAATTAATATTAAATATAATTCTTTATCAGATGATGAAAAACTTCTAATAGAAAATTTATTATCACTTTTATATTAATTTTTTTATTTGAAGTGTATAACCTAAATAAGAAAATATATTTATATATGTATATGAAAAATATATATGTAAAATATTTATATAAAATTTTTTATATTTTAATTATTTTTTTATTAGCTTATTTTATTTATAAATTAATTGTGTATTACTTTCACAAACATTTTTTGGATAGTATAGAAAAAACAATTGTTGTTATTAGACATGGTGAAAAAAATTATCCAGATCATGGTACTTTGTCATGTAAAGGTTTAAATAGATCGCTGGCATTACCTAATTTACTTGTAAAAAGATATGGAAATATTAGTGGAATCTATGCGTCTAAACCAATTTTTATTAATAATGATATTAATAATGATGAATATTTTAGATCAATACATCTTCGTCCCATTTTAACTATTAATCCATTAGCTAGCCAATTAAATAAAACAATTAATATTAATTTTAATTATAAAACTAAATATGGAAATGAATCTCTTGCTACAAAATTACATAATAACCCTCCTGGTGTTTATATTGTTTCCTGGGAACATTACCATATACCTTTACTTGTTCATTACATCATGAAAAATTATAAACAAAATATTGATATTCAAAATTGGAATAATTTAGATTTTGATAGAATTTATGTAATCAGAATATTTAAAAATGGAAAAGTATCATTGAACGTTGAAAAAGAAAAATTAAATTTGAAACTAAGTAATCTATGTCCTAATTAAAATTCAATTCAATGTTGTAAATCATCTCTTATAAAATATGATTATCTTTCTCTACAAAAATTTTATATATTTATATATTTATATATTTATA